CCGTGGCCGGGCCCCGGCCTGATGGATGGGCCTACCGAATCGGCGTGGGGCCTTATCTGGAATCTAGCCGGCATTGCAACTCGTTCCTCCCAACAGAAAAGGGGTCGCCATTCCCTTGTGCCCGCGCGGGAAGGCAACCCCTTAAATGCTGTCTGTTGGTTTCCGAGCCGTCGCCCGGAAATCTACCTGTCTTTCACGCCCTTATATTCAATCCCGTAAGTCATTCGGTCGATGAAGCCCTGAGTCGCCAGCTTCAAGCTCGCGCGCACCGCCTGTTCCATCTCTTCCTTGATGGACTGTTCGCTCAACACGCCCTCTTTCGACTGGACAGTTATCGGCACCCCAAGAAGGGCCTCCGCCAACCGAAAGAGACACATGGCAATCTTATATCGGAATCTAGTCGCCATCAGTCACCGTTCCCGTGATGTTGAAATGAGTACTCTGCCCACACCCAAGTTGTGTCTATGATGGCAGGGCAAAATATTAGATGCCCCTTCTTCCTAAGAGCAACCATGTGGTGGATTAGAAAGATGTTGAAATCTTTCATCAGCCAGCCTCCGCCTCAGCCACCACGAATACCTCCGGGTGGCGCTCCCCCAGCTCGTCCAGCGTCAACTGCTCGGGCAAGTCTTGGGGGTCGGATTCCACAGCAAAGGTCGGGTGCATGACAAGAACCTCGATGCCCCCGCCTGTCCACCGGGCCAGCTTCAGGTCGTGCATGAAAACCCTGTCGTCTAGCCCCATCGCCTTCATCAGCACCGACGGGTCGACGTGGATGAGGTAGTGGCCCATCATAGGTTTATCACCCTCGATGCGCTGCGCCTGAACATCCCGAAGATTGTCCAGCGCAATTTGACCTCGAACTGCATGGGCGGTAAATCGCTGTTCGAGAGACCCGATTGCTCGGCCACAAGGCCTAAATATTGCTCCGGATTGGCCCGAGTCGAGTAGACCCACCGCACCTGTCGAATCTCTCCGGGCAAAGCATCCTCGGCAGAGGTCCCATGTAGCCAATCCAGCCACGATTCCCCGTCAAAGTGCCGGGTATGGATAACGACCTCTCGGGCGATGAAGGGCGTCCCGTTCCTGAACTCCAGGTAGGCCACGAGCCAGTCCGTCCCGTCGTGAATCTTTACATCGTAGCCCACCACGTCGATGTCGAAGTTCCTTGTAATCGCCCACTCTGCCGAGAAGACGAAGAACCCGAGGACTGCGACTGCGGTTAGGATTCGCGCTTTAGCTGACATTCGCACCCACCCTAGCGTTAGCTTTGACTTGACGACCAACCTCGGGGTCGACACCCCTCATCACGAGGACCTTGCAGTCATCGCATTTGGTGTAAATTATGTTGTCACACACCAGTGAGGCGTGGTCGATTTTTTGATAGGCCAACGGCCCCTCCTCCGAGCAGGGGCCGCAATAACCGTAAACCTCGCCAATCTTCCGCCCAGCGTATGGGAAATCAACGAACACCCAGGTCCCCCTTCAGCTTGGCGATCTCCTGCTCCAGGTGCATCTTCTGAGGCGTGGTCTTTTGCACATAGAGCCGGTGCCGCTCCACGGCGATGGCCCGCAGAATCTTGGGGAACTGATCCAGCCACGCCCCGACCTCGAAGATTATCTTGTTGGCGTTCGGGGCCAGGGTCGGGGGGAATCGTTGCGAAAGCTCGGCCTCCCACTCCACGGCTGTCCAGTTCACCACAGCCTTTGCGATGTCGCCGTGGGCCTTGTCAAGAGCCCCGTTAGCAAAGCCGACGACAATCCTCTTGAGTTCCTTGGCTTCACGCTCGGGGATGATATTGACGGGCGTGACCGAGGCGATTTCCCTCAGCTCGTCCTGGTGGCGGGCCAACTGCTCCCGCTTGGCGTCGAGCAACTTCGCTTCCTTCGCCTCGCCGACCTCCTTTGAGAGTACCGCCTGCTTCTCGGCAAGCTCTTCGATAGTCGCTGGGCCGCCCATCACTTGCCCCTCCCCTTGCCGAGATGGGGGCTGTCTCTGATGTCCCCACGCTTCGAGCCGGGGCCAACAGACTGCTTCTCGCCGCTCCCGGAGTCAGGGCCGACCGGAACCTGGCCCCCCTTGCTCGTCTTCTGAGAGTGGCTACCCTGTGAGATTCCCTTGCTCTTTGCCATTGTCGTTCCTCCTTGTGGTCAACCGGACCGACTTCCTACGCAGCCGGTGTGTCTGCATAGACGATTATGCGGCCCCTCGCTCAGAAAGGGCCTGTCACACTTCAAACAAAGCCTCTCGACCGTCTCAGGCTTCGAGTTCTCTGGCGCAACGGCCACATTGGCCGGGGCGTACTGGTCATGCCCCTGGTTGGTCTTTTTGCGGGGACGATACGGACCATGCGGGCGCCTTGGACCCCTGCGGCTCTCCTGTGCAAACATATCGACCTTGCGTTGGGCGTCCACGGCCTCACCTGTCATCGGCAACCCGCTCATGGCAAACCGTTCAGCGGGCCAAAAGAGAGGGGCCTGCGGACGGCTAAGAGTTGCCGAGCCGAACGGCTACATATCTCGGTATCGTAGTAGCGGTCAGGGTATATCCTGAAGCCGGAGTCGGCACCACGGGCCAATCCAGACTGACGACACGCCGACTTGTGGAGCTGGTCCCTGCCCATCATCATGACATCGGCCCCCCAAAGGAACCCGACCCATAGAACCAAAGCAATCACGACAAGGGGCCTCACGCTCTCATCCTCGCAGACCTGTTCTCCCGCTCCAGGTCCCGAACCATCTCGTCGAAGTCGATGTAAGCACCCTCGGGCTTCTCGTCCACCGGGGCCTCGTAGGTGTCGACCTCGTTCACCATCCAAGCCGCTATCGCCAGACTCACCACCCGGTCGTCGTGGCCACCCGCCGCAGCCTTGTACTTCCCGTCCGGGTGCCTCACAAACCCAAGGCACTCTCCAATGGTCGCAGAGTCGAGGCACTCCAGCTCGCCCTCTCGAATCATCGCGGCCAGATTGTCCACGAGGGGCCCACGAGTCCTTGGAGAGGTCAGCCAGCCTATCTTGCGGGTCCGCTTCCGGGTCCTGTCGTCCTCGATGCGCCTCCAGAATATGCGGGTGTAGCCGGCACGCTGAAGGGCCTTGCACGTCGTCAAACCGTGGTTGTTGGCCTCCGGCGCCACCAGGGCGTTGTTGTACCACCAGCCCAAGTCGGCAAGGTCCTCTCCCAGGAGGTCCGGGTCGATGTAGCCGTGGATCGTGGCCACGACCTTCAACGTCTTGGCGTCTATGACGTGGACGCTGGAGGGGTCCAGGCCCGACTCCTCGCCTTCCACGCCTTCTGAGGTATCGGCGCCGATGACGTATTTCCCGCCCTTCTTCGGCTCCTCCCACACGCTCAACATGCCCCCCGGTAGGTCCCTGAACTCAATAACCCGGCCCCGAGGGGTTGTCTCTCGTACCAGCCCGCCTTGGAGTGAAGGAGGCTCGCACAAGGCCATCATTTCCCGGAGCTTGCCCACATCGAATCGACAGGTCCCCGCGACCAGAAAGCACTCCTCATCGTTTGCCGGGTACTGGCGGCGGAACTCATTAACAGAGCCGAGCTTGCGGATTGTCGCCCGCCTCCAGTTAAGCTGCTCCAAGCTGTCCTCGGGCAGGCCGTGGGACTCAATTTGCGCCTTCAACGCCCGCTCCTCGTCGTCCAGACCTGCCTCAAACGCCTTGCGGTCCCCGTTGGCCCCGATGGGAACAGTCGTCTCCTCGGCGATGAACCAGGGCAGGAAAATGGCCTCAAAGTCGGTTTCGCCTGCCTTGGTGTCGAGCCATAACTGGTGGAAATAGTCACCGAAGGCCACAGCCGTAGTCTCGATGATTATCATCGTGTCGGGGTGATCCGGGACAGCGGGAAGCATGTGGCCTAGCAATTCCTTCGGGTCGGGCCACCTTGGAAGCTCGGAACAATGCAAATCCTGAATCGTGAAGGAAGCCCCAGCGTCTATGTTCGAGGCCGTTTCAATCCTCATCTCGGAATCATGGGGGGCGCTGTATTTGACCTCGGCTCTGGATGAGAAATCCGTCGGTCTCGGGTCGCGCAGATGTTCATGGAACCGCTTCGATATGCCGAGCAAGTGTCTCGACGAGGGCAGACTGTGAGAGATCACCAGCCCGGAGCGGTGAGGTTGGTTGTAGATCCTCTCGAACATTACGGACTCTATCAGCGTTGACATCCCCGCCTTCTGTCTCGGTTTGAGGACGATCTTTCGTATTGGCCTTCTAGCCTCAACATCGGCCTCTATGCGTTCCAGCACCATGACTTGAGGACGACGGAGCCTGAACGGTACGAGTTGCGCCCTGTCCGAGCGTATCCAGAGATTGTCTTCAATCCACTTCCGCCTGTTCTCAACTCTCTCCGTCCCCACCATCGAGGCTTCGGCCGCTTGGAAGGCGGAGTCTATCGCGGACTCGCCTGGAGAGCTCAACAGCGCAGTCCCTGTCTCCAAGTTCACCGGCTACCTCCTCCATCCAGAGAGATATGACCAGCTCTAAGAACTTCACATGAACCAGCCCCCGCTGAACCTCCAGCTTGCCCCGCTTCTCGATGAGCTTGCCTTCCTCGACGATGTAGCGGTGCAGGGTGTCCCGTGTCTCCTTGTCCATGCTCCCGAGGTCTACCACGTCCCCGGTCAGGTGGAGCCGAAGTGCTTGCAGCTCCGCGATCCTCAAATCCAAGGACAAGAGCTCGGGGTCGTGCTTCAGCTCCTCGACCTTCTGCTCTAGGCCAACGACCGTGAACTTGGAGTAGCGACCGTGCTTGAAGTTGGGAGAGGCTATACCGACGGGCTGAGTCCCGCCGTGCATCTTGCACCGGGTCATGCCCTTCACAGGCTTCTGCGTACAAGGCGTCCCCTTCCTGGTCTTGGCTCCACATACTAGGGTATCGACCTCAACGGACATGGCATGGCGGTCCCCAAAAAGAGAAAGGCCGACCCTCGGATATTTTCTCCCAAAGGTCGGCCAGATATTAGGCCCTGTCTGATGTGGGGGGTTTTATACCCGATTACTCGTATTTTGTCAAGCTAGGCGTCAAATGGGCCTTATCTGAGGCCCGAGGATGGGCTGTGCTGGACTTTCTTGGGCCGCAGGAATAACATCTTGATAAAGGCACCACACTCAGCACACTTGGAAAAGTATTCCGTTGAGGGCCCCTCGGATGATTCGAGTAAATAGTCTTCCTCGTTGCACCACTTCGGAAGGTCAATCAGCGTCTTTCCACAACACGATAGGAACAGGCCTCCGTTCATGCCTTCCCTCCAATCTCATCAATGGCCTTTCTGATTTCGGCTGCGGCCGCTTCCCTCTCGGGGTCGGTGATCTCTTCCAGCTTCTCCTCGGGCCACCGCTCCCTTGCCCATTCTTTCAGCTTTTCGGCATCCTCGGTCGAGAGTTTTGAACATCGGCGTTCTACCTCGCTCTCGTAGTAAAATGAGTCGTGCCTAAGCTCTGCCTTGGCGTCTGAGAGGGTAATGGTCTTGGGCTGCTGGTCTTGGTGTTCGTCTTCCCATCTCTTTTCGTTGAGCCAAGTCGTTGGGTTCGGTATGATCCCCCGTTGCCATTGGTCGGTCTTCTTGTCCTTTTCCAGGGCTTCCAGGATCGTCTCTATGGGAACGCCCCTAGTCTTGGTCCACGAACTCTTGGCCTTGGCCTTTCCTTTCTTCCTTGGGTAGGCGTTCCAGAACTTGTCAAAGTTTCCTGAAGACGCGCCATGTGTGTCTTTAGGTAAAGTAGAGTAAGGCAAAGTCTTGACGGTATTTCCCGGTTCTTCCGGGCAATTCCGGGTAATTCCCGGTAGAATCTCCAAGTCATTGTTATCAGGGGAGTAACGAGGGACCACTCCTGGGGTTCTTCGGTCCTCTCTAATCCAGCCCGATTGGGCGCCATCGAAGTCCCAAATCTCAAAGTAGGGCTTATTTGAGAAAATGTAGAGTGTTCCGAGCCCAACTTCGTGCATTGCTTGGAGAGATTGGGTGAACATTTCCTCCTTGCGGGAACTTCCCGGCAATACCAGCGCCTTGAATCCAAAGTTGTTAGCCGGAATGATGCCCCACTCGTCGGCGTGGGCCTGCATCATGCAGTAGATGAGTTGGAAGAATTCCCCTTTTTGATAACGCCCAAGAGCATTAAACTTCTCCGACGTGGATAGCCCCGAGCCGAGGAGCCGCCGGCGCTTGTGCTTTGATTTCTTCCGGGGTTGCTTGTCGGTCATTGCTCCAACCACTCCAAAATCATGTATCCCACGGCCTCTGCGACTTGCGGCACTACGGCATTTCCAAGGGCTCTAAGGCGGTCCACCCGATTGGAAACCCCATCAGATATTCGGTTATCCTTACCGGCGGGTACACAAACCGATAATTCAAGTTCCACCAGTCTCTCAAATTCATCCCCTGTAAACGCTCGTGCCGTATTCTCCCTGAGCCCTTCCCATCGCAAGCCACAGGCCGCGGCACTATTGGCGACGATAAATATTCTCTCGCCAAGAAAATGGGCACCGAAGGCTGCTGCTGGAATACTGTCCCACTCCGCACCATACCCGCCCTCGGCCAAGTCTCCGAGAACTCGTCCATGCCCTCGAACAAGGAGCCCTGGGACGTTCTCCAGCAGGACGATTCGGGGTCGTACCTCGCAAATGATTCGGAGGATTTCGGGCCATATCCATCGCTCGTCTTCTTCTCCGAGCCGCTTGCCGGCGGTTGAGACTGGCTGACAGGGGAAGCCCGAAGCGATGCAATCCACGACGCCACGCCAAGGGTTGCCGTCGAATGTCTTGATGTCCGTCCAGATTGGGGCATCGCAGAGCAAACCATCCCTGATTCGACTAATCGTTGTAGCCACGCACCAAGGGTCTTGCTCAACGTAGCAGACAGTTTTAAAGTCGCCAGTTCGACGAAGGCCGAGCTCGATTCCCCCGATGCCGGAACATAGACCCAGGACACGGATCATCAATCTCCCTTGCCCCTCAACCCCTTAATTTCTTCCCGCAGATAGCGCAGCTCGTCGGCTATGGCATCAAATAAATTATTAAGAATACAGTTATTATACGCCGCCGCCCCCTCGTATCTGGCGTCGGGGCAATCGGTATCATCTGTCGGCAACTTAAACTCCGGCCTCGGTGCGGGCTTATCTTCAATAAATAAGTCAGGGTCAACCCTAAACCCTCCAGCTCCTTCGAGGGGGACACAATTCATAAGCGTAGAAGTAAAGTAGCCACCGCCCTCATAAGTGCAAGTATTACAATCACACTTCCATCTCTGCCCCACCTTCATCTCGGGCTGGGCATCTGCCCTCGCACACAGCCCGACGACGAGGATCACCGCCGCTACCACGACGCCGAGAAGCCACTGCTCCTCCCACCATTTTCTGAGACGGTTCATCACAGGAACAACGCCTCGCCCATGCAGACCATGTTGCCGTTGACCTCGGCGGCGCCATTCCTCGCCAAGTCTCTCAAATAGGTGTTGGAGGTTCCGCTATTGGTAAGCTCGGCCCGTTCAAACAATTCTTCTCTGGAAATCCCTTGCGGGTGAATCTCAATCAGTATATCCAGCATCCTTCTGGCCCCAGCCCGGAAGATGCCCCTAAACGACTCAATGTTTTCTTCCTTTGTCATGGGAGCTAACGGGCTGCTCAACCCCAAGATTCCAAGTCCGCTGTCCGTTATCAGAACCCAGCCCTCGCTGTCTTCTTGGATGAGCCCATTGCCTAAGAGCTCACGATAATAAGTCTCGGACGTACCGCTTTTCCTTAGCTTGGCCATGAGCCTTAGCTGGGACCTAGTGGTGGTCAAGGGATAGCGACGAGCCAGGACTTCAAGCATGCGCCTTGCCCCTGCCCTTGGCCTGTAGCCGCCGTCGGATTCCGCAGGCTCAGACCTAGGTGGAGTGGAGATCGTCGCTTGTGGGGCATCCTCGCGCCTAGGTTTTGGCTGATATTGGGGCCTTGGAGGAACATGGGCCTTTTGGCGATTGAGGACGGAGCCAATCAGCCCTCCCAGGCCGTCATTGCTGGCTCTAAGCTCGTTGACGGACGCCTCGACAACGCCCCCGACTTCTACAAGCCTTTCCCCAACCTCTACAAGTAACGCCCTTTCTTCTGCTGTTAGCATGGGCACTTCTACAAGTTGGGGCTCCGGTGCTGGAGTTGGAGCTTTTGTTAGCTGTTTTTGTGAATGAAGCTCTCGCTCTAAATCTTTGATGCGCCGTTTCAATTCCTTCGGGTCTGTCTCTTTCACCCGTTCTATCGTCTCGGCCATCTGCTCTTTGATGGCCCCAAGGTCAATGTCGGCTAACGTGGCTGGTCGGCGCCGGCGCTTGGCTCCCGTGGGGGTGGCGGCGCTGTCGAAGGTCTTGCGCCTGTATATCTGGAACTGGTCCGTTATCTCCATCCAGGGGCTCCAGACCCACGCCTCGCCCGGCTTGAGGCCCGACAAGGACGCCAGGATCTCCTGTTTCTGGCCGTGGTAGACAACCCACCCCTCGATGGCTTTCCGGTCCTGGGGGGACGTGATTCGGTGGACAATGAGCGTCTCGATCTGAGTCAGCACGTCCTTGTTTATGACGGCGGAGCGTTGGGTTATCATCGTGACCCCGAGCCCCTTCTTCCGGCCCCGCCTCACCACGTTCTGCCACGCCCGAAGCAACCTTGCGCTCTCCCTCATGGGTTTCTGAGGTATGTAGTCGTCGGCCTCCTCGAGGATAAGGTGGAGCGGGTCTTTGTTGCGCTTCAAGATATTCACGGCAAAGTCGGTGAGGAATCGCCGCTTGCCGCCTTCCGAGAACTCGGAAACGTCCAGCACGCAGGAGAGCCGTTCCTTCGCTATGAGCTCCGCTATCATCTGGCCGGCGGTTTCTTCCAGGGGCACGTCTCCCCTGTCCCCCCCGAAGATGGGGATGGGTAGCCCCGGCCCCTTGCCGTCTGCCGCCGATCTAAGCCCCCACCAGGAGCCTTCGGGGTCTATGACCACGAAGGGCAGTCCAGCCTCATACATCCCCTCGGCCATGACCGCCGCCGTGTTCGACTTCCCCCCGCCCCGGACGGCCAATAACCCGAAGGTCTGAGTCACCGCTTCCAGCGGCAGCGTCAGCCCCTTGGCGATTCGGATTCCCCTGGTCACTCGCTCTCCACCTTCTTCCTGACCGCGCACACCGTCGTCACCATTGAGTAGCTATCCACTTCCTCGGCCCACCTGTCACGGAGCCACTGCACCATGTCCTCAAGCGCCTCCTCGGATGAAAGCACGTCTTTTTCGGAGCCGTTATCATAAGGCGGGGTGAACACTACACCGATGACTAGCTCAACGGTTTTGGTGGTCATGGTCCCGCCTTCTTCACCGCCTCGGCCAGCACGGAACGGGGGATGCGCTTAGGCTTCATCTGTTTTTCTCCCCGATGGAATAACATCCCCTTCCTTATCTCGGTATTCACCCCACCCTGGACGCTTGCCTAGTCCCCCTAGGGCCTTTTCATCCTTAGATTCATCTGTAAACGGCGATGGTTTCACCGCCCCGAATCTAAGCGAATAGTTATAGCCAAATGGCCTAATCGGAATTAGTCGGTAGTGGGGGTCACGGACTTCCTCATCGAAAAGCGGTTCGGCACGATGGGCAAGGCCGCAATCACAGCAACTTTGAACCTCCCAGTTGGACGGATAGAAAACCCTGTCTATTCGTATCTGAGACAAGCCCCCACGCTTTACTTTTTCCCTGAGCTTCCCAAGAATTATTATTGCTTGGGTTATCAGCCCGTAGACAATAACGGAGATGCGTTTAGCCCCACTCATCGCTTAATCCCCCTGCCCATCAAATTGCCAATAGAGCCAGCACCAATAGCAGTAAGACGGCCCCCAACAAAAGCGTCTATGTTCTTCTACGCTATTGGGAATTATGAGCCACTTGTTAGGCTTCATCGCTTCTCTAATGCGTGAAAATCTCTCCCGCCTTCGGGTAGGGGATTTATCAAGTCAAGTGCTGCGCATTGAGCCCTATTCTCTTCTTCGAGGGTAGCTGCCGACATTAGACCTTGTATCGCCGCCACCAGCGCAGCGTTTTGGGCCTCAGCTTTTATTAGATTCTCGGTGTGGCAGGGGTAGCAATGCGTTTCAGGGTCGTGACCCCCATGCTTTTCGCATCTCCACATCAACCTAAGTTTCTCTATCTCGTCATCAGCAAGCTGGAGGTCGTGGAGGGCGTCCTTTAAGAATATTCGACTGTTGGTTATGTAGCTAACCGTATCTTCCGAACAACCAAACCAGTCAGCCGCTGCTATGTCTTCATCGAGCATCCGACATAGCTCCAACGCTTCCTCGATGCGCTCCTTGCTCATCTTGCGTTTGCGCTCGTTCATCGGGGCTCCTTACTTAGGCATAACGATTAGGGGCGTGACTTCCCTTCGCTATCTTTGGTTCGTCTCTCTTAACCTCAAACTGGTTATGCTTGCACCTTGGACACTCCCAAGCCGCATCTGGCGAGGCCCAAGTATTTTTACAGCGCAAGCACTTATACAGCCACAAGGCCATCGTAAAGATGTTCGCACTCTTGTCCATCATCATTCCCCTCCCTTCACTGCGGCGATTAGGGCGTGGGCTTTTTCATTGTAGTGCTTAACAACATTTCCTTCATATTTGTACCCATGATGGTGACAGAACACAAAGGCCCTTTTAGACTCTTTGGCAACCAAGTCGTAATCTGCAAGTAGCCCCTCAATAATCTCCATCGCCACGGTGCGGTCTGCGAGTAGGCGAGGCGCAAGGCTCCGAGCTACGACTATCCATGCCGCCATCCCCATGTCTGCGTCACCGTCCTTGTCACAGCCTACGCATAACTCACCCCTTGGCGTAATAACGTAGGCGAGGCCCCCAAGCCCCTTCCCCCCTTCTTGCCACGCCTCCCAAGGTTCGGGGTCAATCGAGTCGAATAGACCTAGAAATGCCTTTGCCTCGTCGTCGGTTATGGGCTTCATGGGTGGCCCCTCCGATTCATCCCTCTCCCTAACATGGTCGGTCAAGTCTCGGCTCATTGCTTGGCTCCATTCGTTCTACGAGGCGGCGGGCTGGGCATTGACAAGCGTACAAAACATAATTGCGAAGTAAACAAGATAAATAAAGATGCCGAGTAGCCAGCTTTTTACCCACCACTTACCGGGGGCTTTCATTCCTCTATCTCCCTGTTGACCTTATGGAAATAGTCCTCTCCGTGTGGACCATAGACGGCTTCTTCTCTTATCATTTCAAATAGCTCACGAAGCCAGCGCAGGGAGCGGGTGAAGAGGTAGCGCATTAGAGCAGCTCCATCTGAGCCACGGCCAGCTCTTCTTCAGGGGTGCTGTTCTTTATAGCCGCCGCAGTCTCTAGGGTTCGTAGCCCCTGGCGGCGAAGCTGTGCAGCCACCCTCTCTTTTTCCTCGGGGTCGACTAGGTGCCAATACCCGGCCGGCTTTTGGCTTGAAGAGCCTATGGCCTTTCCTTTCCTTCTAAGTGCCTGAACAATCTTGCGTAATGCCCGCTGGTTTATCTCTGTCATTCCAGCGAGCCACCAAGAGTTTTTAGCAAAGATTCTTGGTCGGTTGCGAAGCAACGTCCAGACCTCAGCCTCCTCGGTGGTGAGGGTGTTGTCGTCGGGTATCATCCCGGCCCCGTCCCTGCGAGCTTATGCTGTGCGTACTGGAGCAGCCACCAAGCATCGGCCTCGTCGTGGCTGAGTGGATCGCACCCGCGCCGTTCCCGGTAGGCGTCCATCATCTCACCCTTCGATGCGTTTCCATTCCCGGTGGCCCACTTTTTTAGGGTCTTGTCGTTTACGGTGTCTACTTTTACGTCGAAGGAATAACAAAATGCTTGCAGGATTGCTTGCATCCCTACAATAACCGACACAGCCGCCGAGCCCTTCAAGTGGCTGTAAAGGTAAATCGCAAACTCCCAAGGAAATAGGTCGTCGTAATGTTCGCGCAGAAACGTATCGAACTCGCAGAATAGTTCACCGTGGCACCCTACATGGCTGAACGAAATATGACCTGTCTGCGTCTGACCGTTGCGATTCATCGCCCATCCGGTGTTAGCTTTGCCCAAGTCAAAGGCGGCAATTCTGGAAGCCACCGGCTCCTGGGCAAGTTCTTGACGAACCACAGCTAGAACCTCTGCCATGACGGTATCACCACAAATACCAGCAGCAGCGCCGTCACCACGCAGACCAGCAATACCAAGCCCCACATTCTTGTCGTCTTGCGAACATCTAATTTACTGCTTGGCCGCTTGCGCTTGCGCCAGGCCCGACGCTTAGTCATTTCCTCACCTCAAACACCTCAAATTCTGGCACGCGACGGATGAAGTGGTCGTGGGAGCGAAATAGCGGAAACTCGGTTATAATCATTACCCGCCTCTGTAAAACAATCGCAATCAGCTTCTCAAGCCGCCTAGCTATCCATATTCTGAGAGGCATCAGAACGGTAGGAGGGCGTGGAATAGCCCCAGCACGACGAACGCACACAAGGCCACCAGGAGCACCCTGCGTTGCCAGATACGCATACAGGGCCACTCGTGGCGGGCATTACAGGTGGGGCAATATTGCTCATCCATCGAACCGCCTCCAGTCGCGCCGCCTTTTAATGAAGCCAAAGAGCCCTGAGATGGAGCCGTAAAAGAACAGGAACAGGATGAGGACAATGATGGCGGGGACTATCAGAAGAAACATATCTGAACGGTAGGCCCAAATAAGCAGCTTCATCGTTCCTTGGGGGGTGAAGCCGGGGCGGGGCCAGAGACACAATCCCCGGCCCCTAACCGTTTGACACTAGCCGACAAACAACCCAATGCCCCGGCTATAGCATCTCTTCTTGCGCGACTCCTGCCGCCGCCTTGAGCTTGTCCATCATCGTCTCGCGGGCGGCGTGGAACTCGGATCGGGCGTCTCCTTCGAGCCCGCTCCAGACATCGGCGTGTTCGTTTATGATGGCCGACAGCTCTGCAATGGTCTCGGCCAGCTCCATTTTGTCCAGCAATATGTCCAGGCTTACGTCACCCGTTGCCCCTTTTTTATCCGCCGCTTTCGGGGGCTTCCCCCCGCCCGACCCGTCCCGGTGCCGTTCGATCCACTGCTTGAGAAGGGTCTGTGGCAAGAGCTGGCGGATAGCGTTCCTTTGGGCCTTGCTGATGGCCTTCTGGTCGGCAAACTCATCATCCATGAACTTGCCCGACCTCAACTTCATGCGAAGGGCTTGCTTGGAGCGGCCGATGCGGACGGAGCCGGTCTTGATGTCCTTGGCCTCGATTGTGACGGTGACATGGGACTCCGAGTGCTCGATCCTCATCTTGTCGATGGGACACTCTATGCCCCCATACTCACGGGACGCTTCCTGTATGCCCATCCACGAGAGGCCCACCACCTTTTGCCCGCCCGATTGGAACTCGTAGACAAACTCCTCGATGTATCGCCCCTCAAGGGCCTCGACTATTTGGGCCTCGTCCCGCTTCTCCATCACCAAATAAATCTCGGCATCCTGTATCGGGGCCTGCTCGTCGTTGCCCTTCGGTGCCGGTGCTACTATCTTGGGCGTGGCGACCCCGGCCATCGGGCTCTCAGCCTTCTTCTCACTCATCTACTCATCCTCCACGATAAACAGTTGGGGCTCCTGGCCTTCCAGGGGCCCCTCCTGCTCTTCGGATAAGTTGTGGGGCGCAGGCTCTTGGTTATCAGCCTTAACGTGGCCGTCCTCCATGACGATTCCCACGTTGCCGTTGTCGCTGACCCTTTCGATCCAGACCTGATAGTCCTCCGCTTTCGCCATCTCAGCGATAAGCTCAAAGCCGTCGTTGTCGAGCAGACTGCCCTCTTCGATGCGGATGACCCTGAGTTGCGGGTTCGCACTCATAGCGATGGCAACGCTGGCCCTCAGAACCTCAGCGGAGGAGCATTGGTCGAACGGGATGCCGTTGAGGAACACTTGTCCGTCGTCTAGGGACAGCCCTTCGATGGGGAGCTTTGCGCTGGCAATGGCCTTGGCAATTTGCTCTTTGCGGGCCTCGATGTGCTTGGTAAGCATATTGGATTCGGCCTCGGCCTTCTTGGCCTTGGTTGCATATTCCTTCTTGCGCGCCCTGGCCTCGTCTCTCAAGATAATGGCTTCGTTTGTCGCTCCCGCAACTTCGATTCGCTGGCGAAGGTCGGTGATGGCGATGGGCTCCGCAAGGGGTTTGTCCTGCTTGGCCTCTACCTCCAGGCGGTTAATCTCCTTTATTGCGGCCTTATGCTTTGCCTTTAGGGCGGTCGCCTCCTCCAGCATGGCATCAATCATCCGTGTTCGTGACGTCCTTTTCTCCTTCTCCCGTTCGATGTTGGCGTTGCACTCCCCAGCCTCAGCCAGTTCGTTCACAAGCAGAGAGGTATCAACTATATCCTCTGGTATATTATCGGAAACCTGGATGTTTTCAGCGCTGGCTCTGGCGCTCTTAGCATTGCGGTTTAGGGCCGTGCGCTCGTCATAGTCTACAATGTTGGCCTCTTCAAGTTGCTGAAAGTCCAGGCCAACGAGGTCGCTCAGGGCCTTGAACTGCGCCACCGCGCTCTGGCGGGAGAAGGTTAGAGGATCGAAGGTGAACGCGCCTAGAAGCGCGTCCAACATCTTCTGAGGGCTCTTGTATTCGGCCCCCTCCGCGCTGGCCACAGACAGGTAGCTATCCCTCTCGGTAAACCGCCGGGTGATTATCAGGTCGCCGCAGTCCAGCCGAATGGTGGCACTCGCCTCGCCGTCCCTGATGGGCTTGCCCGGAACCGCCCCCTTGCCGGCGAAGGCGGCATAGATGCAATCGAGCACCGAACTCTTGCCCGATGCGTTCTTGCCGGTGATGGGAATGAGATTGCCTTGTGGCGTGATCTCCACCACGGACAGCCTTTTGAAATTCTCGGCCTCCAGCTTTAGAATCTTCATGGCTTCACTCCTTCACCGTCCCACCGAAGTCCCCTTGGCACTTCTCCCAATAGCCACAGAACCGGCGGGAGCACATCATGTTCTGGCGGTTCGGGGGATAGTGCTCAAGCTCGATCTGTCGAGCCGTGAGCGCAATCATGTTCTTGAAATAAGTGTAGTCAGCTTCCGTGAAGCTGACGGGAACGGGTATGACCTTCGCTTCCTTGGTTCTAACACAGTAGTCAATGAACCCTCCCGCTGTGGGTTCCTGTGTTCTTTCCGACGTTGCTAATGCGTATGCCGTCATTTGGACGAAGTGATGGGGCTGGGGCTGGGGGTTTCCAGACTTGACCCCCGGAGGGCTCTTGCCTACGACCTTGGTATCCCGGATGATGTTGCCGGTCTGCTCAACGTCGGGCACAATCATCAGGTCGTAGTCGAAGTTGGGTATCTCCAGCCGCGTTATCTCTTGCACGGTTACGGGCTGGACGATGGGGGCGATCTCGTCTTGGTACACCTTGATTACCCTTGCCCCGTCGTCCTTAACATCCCCCGCAACCTCGTCCTTGCCCCATTGTGTCTCGCCCTTGCGGGCCTCGAAGTCGGTTGAGAAAGCGTCCAGAACATCGTCCGTCGGCAGATCGGCCTCAGACTCAATCTTCTGCTTGTAGTTGTGGGTGATCCCCGTATCAACGGAAGAGCCCAAGGTCATGGCCCCGCTAGGTGGCACCACGAGCCCGCAGATGTAGCGGTAGTACCATTGGGCGGGACACCGTTGCATCATCAGTATTTGGGTTGGCGAAAGGTGGGGCTTTTTCTCTACGACGGTCTCTATGCTCATGGCCTGTTCCTCCCGTTGGTGTGAGTAGGTGGCGGGAGATGGCTTTCCGAAGCCACCCGCCGGGACCACCTACTCGCGCACCTTCCCCGGCCCGTAGGTTTCTTCTACAACCCAGGCATGGAGGTTTGGCGGTCTTGAATGTCGATCCACCACGTCTTGCCGCAGTTGGCCGCAAGAAAACCCGCCAGGGGCTCGTCGGCCTTGCCCGCGTCCACCCGGATTGTGGCCTTCAGCCCCGGCTTGATTCCATCCACGCCCGCCGTCAGCGATACGGCGACAATCGCGCCGGGAAAAGACTCCCGAGGCTTCTTGCCTTCCTTCTTGGAGAAGATTTCGATAAGCTGTTCTTCCCGGTGCGATTCGCTAGAGAGCTTGATGATCTGGAGGTTGTCGAGGTTTTTGAGCAAGTCGGCGCTCACGCCTAGCTTGGACAGCAACGGCGCTGTTGCGACAGTCGCAAACCCGAAGTCCACGACAAGCTCATCCTCCGCGTTCCTCTTAGCTTTCATGTTGGCGATGTCGCCCTTAATCCTAAGTCCGTACATGGTGCTCCTCCCTAACCCGCAGGTTTCGTCTATGCGGCCCCGTCCCGACACAGCTTGCAGTCCACAAGCGAGTCGTCGGGTTCATCGCTGAGGGGGTAGCCAATCTCGTGGGCATAGGTCTCGGCCAGCTCCTCGAGCTGCTCCTGCCCCACCTTCTCGCCCAAGTCCTCGATGGTGCGGATAAGGACCTTGAACCGCTCCCTCAGCCAATCCTCGTGCTCAGTGAGGATATGGTCTATGAGAGCGTCAAAGGTCATTGTGTAGTGTGGTCTGGTCCACGTTGTAGACATTAGTCCGGCACCTTTTTGGTCGGCCACCTGTCCATCTGCTCGGCTACGTCGATAATCCGATTGAAGCCGGGACGGTCATTTGTGACGGAAAGGTAAAGGATGGCGTAGTCCCGAACTATTGGCCCCGACAGCGCATCCTGGGCCCTGACTAGAAAGACAGGCTCATCGTCGGGAATCGGTTTCTTCTCGGTTTCAACCTTCCCGTACTTGGCATCAACGCCCATCACTTCCCTCCACTTTTGCTTCCGGGTATTTCTCCAGATATTTCTGCCAATACTCCTTGGCGCTTGGGACGCCTGGCTGGTCCATCGCCAGCAGGAACAACATACCTTCCAGGGTCCCGCACCTACCGGGAAATGAGGTTTGGGCCGGAACAGGGGTCATGGCAGAAACAGCCGGATTGTTGGACTCAACAGCGCGCCTACCTTCGGCCTTCATGTCTCGCTCTCCCGTTCCGGCCCTAGTTGAAGGATGCGGGGACGGGCCTGCAACACCGGAAGCGTACCCTCCAGCTGAGTTACGATAACGAGGTTGGGATCCCCCGCCGGTTCAACCGCCCGCATCCCAGCTCTCCGAAATAACAAGGTGGACCAGGAGGCCCACCATGCCCGTCATCACGGCGACCAGTAGGCCCACCAGGACGTTCTTAAGTGTCATGCCTACAACCACAGAGGAAATCACGCCACACGCTCCATTAGCTTCCAGTAGCAGAGGTCGTGGTAGTAATGAACTTGGCCGTGCCGATTTATGACCGCACGATTTGTCATCGGGCCGAGGTATTTCATTTCAACGAGCCGCTTGCACCGCTCACACTTCGGTTTCACTACAGCTCCTTCTTGATATCAATGACCGTCCCCAGCAGTTCCGTCGTCTCGCCGAGGAGCCTGTGGGCCATGTCCAAGTCGTTCTCGCTGACCAAGTGGACGAGAACCCGATGAATCCTAGACTCAATTTCCACGAGCTGGGAACGCACAGAGCAGTCTCTACAGGTAGAGGCGCTCATGGGGTCACTCACAAAAAAGCGGCCCGGCCGAGGCTTGGAGGAATGACGGTTTTGCGGTGGGAACCGCAAGACGGGACGGCCGGACCGCTAAGAGTTTGGTGGATTTACTATGCGTCATGAATCCGATGCTCCAAGCCGTGACAAGGGTGACACAGCCAAATGATTTCTAATGGTTTTGAGTAATCAGGATGATGGGCGTGAAGCTGTTTGCTAGGAGTGCTGTTGCTACATTTTGAGCATTCGGTCGGCTTAACTATCCTACCGGATCTAATCGCAGAACTAATTTTGTCAGCCGCCCATCTTTTATGTCTATTGCTTTTGGAATATGTCTTTTGGTGGGCCACCAAGTCTTGCAGGGGCGTAGGATTTCTTTTCCTGCTGCTTGCTAATATCTGTCGCCAGCGCTCGGGGTTCTTGTATCTCCACTCTCGGGTTCTTTGATTATGACATTCCTTGCAAGTCCGTCCATATTTGGCAAATTCCCCCGGTGGCTTTTCCTTTCTGCACTTCGAGCAAATCAAGAATTCAGGGGGGGAGTTAACATAACCTATCTTATCGGAAGCTGTCCCTTGACGTGACATGATATTACTTCAATACCTTGTGTTTGTTTTTGGAAACGTATTCCCGAACGAGTTCAATTACCTTGGTGCTGATGGTCTTGTCCTCGTCTAGGCATAGGTGGGTAAACTGCTTGTGGATGTCTTTGGGAACGTCCCGTATCCGCATCTCAACGGTGTTTTTATTATCGTCCTTCATGTTGGACAATATACACCTGCCGGACGTGGGTGTCAAGGGAAAAATGGCCCTTCAGGAAAAAAGTTGTGGAAAATAGCGCAAGGTGTTAATTTATAAAGGGGAGGAGAAACTAATGAGACTTGGAACTTTAATCATTTTATCTGTATTCTTGGTTGGGTGTTCGAACTTGCTTATTAATGAAGACGATCCTGCCGGCTCTAAGGTTGTGAAGGTTACGGCAAGAACTCTCCTTGGGGTTGGAACGTTAGGCATAAGCGAAATTGAGATGGAAAACATTAAGTATAAAATAAGTGCCGAAGCACGCGCTAGGGAAAAAGAAAAACAGTTTCAGCAATATCTTGAGTCACTACCGCCTGAAGAAAGACGGGCATTGGTGAACCAGCTTATTATTGAACGTGAAAGGGCAAGTGGACAAACTGCGGTTGCACGCGAAAGGGCGAGAGGGGAAGCCATACAGGGCTATTTTCTTATGCGAGGGCTTCGGGGTCGATGATCCACCCCTACCACCTCATCCCTTCTGGCGAGCCCCGGCAGCTTTATGTACCAGTACCAGAATAGGCACACGACCAGCACGATTAGGAGCCACCCCCGCGTAAGGGACTCAAGGGGTGGCTCCATCAGACCGAGCCAGAAGATGAACTCCAAGACACCCATCAGGCCGACGCCGACCATTCATTCCAAGGGTTTTTGTGGGGCTGTGATTCTGCCAGGGCCAAGCGGCGCTTCATCCTCTCTGGCCCGGTCTCCCATGCCCTGGAGCCGAGCCCCATACCCTTCTTCTTGGAGAGGGCCCACCATCGCCAGAGAGCCATCGGGGACTGCCGCCCCAGGCTAGAATGATGCTGGATGCCCCATCTCAAATACCTGTCTGCATCCTCCTTGGTGAGCGGTGCGCCCGTCAGAAAGTCCCTGTGGGTGGCATAGTGGATGTCGTGTTCGAGGCACACGATCCAGTAGAAATCAGGCACCCCTGAGCATCCGTCGGAGCCAATCCACGCAGCCTCGGCCTTGACCCGGTTTTTGTAGGCCGGGATTGTCCATCGAGACGAATACCCCCGATAGGTTTGAGCGGGCACTTTCATGCCCCTACCCCTTTGGCGAGCCGAAATAAAACCCGTTGATGAGACCTACGGTAATCCAAAGTTCCCCAGGTATGGGTACGACTATCACCCCCTTTATCTTTAGATACACGAGGTACAACACCCCAGCGTTGACGATGAGCGCCAATGCGCCTCGCACCCAAGGCGCAATGATGCGGCTTGGCTGCGGTCTGATGCGCCTTGGTTCCTCGTCGGCCATCATGCAACCCCGATTTGGAGCGGAGCGTAGAAGATGCTGCGGCCCGGAATCCAGCCAACCTTGGTCCCCCGATGGAGGTCCGAGTAGCCGTACAGCTCGACCGTCGCGTCGGGCAGCTCTTCCGCCGTGCCAGACTCCGCCTTCTCGCGCACGATGTTGTCCGGATCGCCGCGCCGCGCCTTGACGACGTGAAACTGGTGCCCGAAGTGATCCCACACGACGAGATTTGCTTCCATCCTATTGTAGACGTGCACCACCATGCCCACGAACGGCACGAGGTCGTTGAAGGCGGTGTCGTAGAGCTGGCCCACAAACTCAGGCGGGTTCAGCGGGTGCATGTCCTCGGGTCGTCGGCCAAGGTAAAACCCTGTCGGATGGCCTATTTCACCGTGCTCCAGCAAATGCCAGTCGTGCTCATGTGGAGGGCCGGGGAGCGGGACAAGGACACCCTTTGGGACCGCCGATGGGTCCGATACGCTTGGGCTGGGGTCTGCGCCTCGGCCCCTGCGGGTTTCCTTGAGAAGCTCGCCTAAAAGCTCAATGATCTGGTCGTCTTTGCTCATGGTTGTTCCTCCTCATTGCCAGCGGATCGCATCGTCCGCCGGCGGCTTGTTACATTCCTCGCCTTCCATGTCCTCCACTTTCCTTATATCCCACCTTGGAGGCCCGCAGGCTCGACATATCGCCCGCGCTGTCGTTAATTCGGCCTCAAGTTTGTCGTCAGCCCCAACCAGCATCACTTGTCTGTGGGTACACCGTCGGCAAACCGCCGTCACCTTGAAGCACTTCTCGGCCTTCATCCCATCGGTTCCATGTGGAAATTGCCGTTGCTCTTCAACGTGACCTCTAGGCCCATCCGGGCAGCACGTTCCTTTAGGGCTGGCCCCTGCGTCGGGTCGTCGAGTATGCAGTCCAGGGCCAGCCACATGATATGCCAGCTATCGTCCTTGCCCCCGACCTTCTTGTTGTATCTAGGGGTGCGTCCCCCACCGTGTACCGAAAAAGGATAGAGGTCAGACAGGAGCTTTGCCCGCTCGTGAAAATCCCCAACTGTTCTAGGGGGCGAAACGCTCCAAGATGTCTCCTTCATTTCCCCATCCCCACGCGCATCCACCAAAGTCCTAGAGAAACTATCCCTGCTATAGTGGCAAGGATAAGGGTTAGGTGTATTGTGAGAGTGCCCTTGATGCTACTAAGTTCGGTGATTGCTATCCTGTTTTCTTGCTCGACTTCTCGTAGTCCGTCTATCGCTTTCCAGAGTTCTTTCTGGCCATCCTCCATCCTGGTCACACCGGCCCTTATTCCCTTTAGCTCTGCGGCGGTCTCAATAATCACTCTTTCGAGGTCTCGATCCGTCATCGCCTTATCAGCCTCCTTTTGCGCGTCCCGCCGATGGCCCGCCTTTTGGGGCCAATGCTTCGGCGCCGACCTATGAGCCTCCGGGCCGGAGGCAATCGGGTTGACCGACGCTGGATCAGGCGTTTCTTGTCGGGGGGCTTGGCTTCCCTCTCGGTATGGAACAAGACCTTTTTGACCTTGCCCTTGGACACCGCTTCCAGGTCCTTGAACGCGAGCCACCCGATGAAGGGAACTGCGGGCTTCAGCGTCCGCCACGCCGTTTTAAGCTCTCTCTCGGCCTTCTTGGTATTGCCTAGATACAGCTCGCCCGCCGCCCTCAAGGCATAGAATGTCCCCGCCGCAATGGGGCCAAATCTACCCCTGAGAAGGTTTGCTGTTGGGCCGAAGGCGGTTGAGCCCATCCAATCAATTCCCGTCGTCTCTTTGAGAAGCCAAAACATGACGGTGACAGCAGCAAGCCGTCCGAACGCAGCGGTGTTCTTGGCCTCCGCAAGACCGATAACGAAGTCTGTGAAGAAAAGGGGCCAGGACCAGTAAGCGAAAGCGGGCTTGCCAGCACCCGTCATTATTCCGGGCATATCGAGCCCGTAGAGGTATTGTGTATTGGCTACCGCAAGGTCGGCCGCCCTTATCCTTTCAGTTTCGTCAAGACCCTTCTTGTTTATCCACTCAGCCAGGAACGAGTTCTTAACATTAATTTTGTCTATGCCCCGATACAGCGTCATGCCCACGTCAAATATCTTCTTATCCCAGCCTGCCGGCGCTTGGTCTTCCTGGTTCTCAATGTAGAAATTCTCTCTCGCCTTCAGGGCTGCACTCTTCTCTAGTATTTCCCGCCCCTCGGGAGTGTTTCGCATACTGTTCGCTTTGATTAAGTTACCAAATCCAGAGTAAACCCCAGTAAGAGAGTTTTGGGCAGCGTTCCTCGTCACCATCTTGAGACGCCAAGCAATCGTCCCGGTCATGTGCAAGACCATAAACCGCTGGGTCAAGGCTTGGTAGGCTCTGTCAGAAAGGTTGAGACCCGCAATCTTCCCTAGCTTCTTGACGCTGGTGTTGAGAGCCTTCTGTGTCTCCGTTGGCACCCCAAGTATCTGATGGTTAATCCAATCATCGGCGATCTGCCGCCTTGAAGCATCGAGTTTGTTGAGGAACGGGGCCATTTCAATGAGCATTGGGTTGACGTGCTTCTCGTTGGCATTGGTGCGGATGTAGCCGAGCGCGGCCGTCCAGATGTCTCTCTGCACATCCTCCATCTGGCCCGTTCTCTCCAGTCGATGGATGTTCACAATTTCGTCGGGGGCAAACTCCCTAGCGACCGCATCAGGAAAGGTGCCCCTTCGCCTTGGGGCGTAATGCTTTACGATCTTCTGCCCGTAGAACTTGCCCATCTCGTCAAAGAGCTTCCGCATCTTTGGAACAGCTTCGAGCTGGGCGGGGTCAAGGTCTACGTTTTTCCCGTCCATCCAGTCGTAAATCCCCTGCCGTTTCACAAGCCGTTTCTTTTCAATCGCATCTATGAGGGAAGGCTTCCAGGGATGTAGGATAGTGCGTAGCTGGCCACCGAACTTCGCCAGCTCCCGGTCCCTTGCCGCCTTGTGCCTGACGGCGATGAGCATGGCATCGTCACCAACAGACCGACGCTTGGCCCTGAAGAGCTTTCTATAAATGCCAATCGGCTTCGGCTTGGTCGACAGCTCCTTGAACTCGGAGCCGTCGACGAGCTTATCCATCTCCTTGAGCTTCTCGATGATGTCATGCTCAAGCAGGGGTATGTCCGCTGGGTCGATAATGTCAATATCTAGGTCCTTGGCGAGCTGGCGATCCTCGGCGGATAGCTTTTCAAACTCCGCTTCCTTCTCCTTGGTCTCTACGAGCCGCCCGCCGAGCTGCTCTTCCTTGAGGTTTATGATGTATTCGAGGATTTCTTGGTCTTCTTGGGGCAGGGACTCGATGGCCTCACGGTGCTTGATTAGGATGTTCTCAAGGTGCCTGATATGGGTTGCGCCCTCGATCTTCCCTGTAAGGGCTCTCGTGACCTCCTTGGGGTCCTGACCACCCCTGACGGGGGGGATTTCAGCCTTGCGTCTGAGTAGCCGCTTCGGTCCCTTCTCCGTTGCCGGGAACAGCTCTTCGGTCACTCTGCGCTTGAGCGCTCGCTTGAATAGGTCTTCCTTGGTCAGTTTCTCAGCACCAAACAACGCTTCCTGGTCTGGATGAGGAGACTCCTCGACTAATTTGTGGTAGTTTTCGACGAGTTCCCTTATGTCCTTCCTTGACCTAGATCGCTTTTGCAGCTCCTCGGCAAGGGTCTTTTGGAACGATGTCAGCTCCGCACCGAAGAAGTCTTTTTGTGCGAGCGCATCCTTGAGCTTGAGCCCCTTGCGTCTCGTCTCGCTGATAAGCCTCACGACCCGAACAAGGTCTTTGGTAATGTCTAGTTCCTTGAGCCTATCCCCCTTGTCAAGCAGGCCCTTGGCGCGGGCAACACGGCCCGAGGCACCCAGCAACCCTTCCATGATGTTCTTTATGTTTACGTCGGTGAGTTCGGAGAGGATCGGCGTGAGGTCGCTTCCATAAAGCCGTTCAAAGAGTGCGGCTTGAATTCGCTGAACGCCCCGCTCCGACAACTTGCCCGAAGCGTCAAGGAGTTCTCCCTGTTCCGCCGTGGGAAGCTCACCGATGAAGCTGCGGACGAATTCACGGTTGAGTGGAGACAAGATTAGCTCTCTGGCGCTGCCCTCAATGGACGGCATGTTGGCGATTTGCTCTGTCGTTATCTTGGCGGCATCCGATTTGGCCTGTTCAGGGGCAGAGAATCGAGCCACAGGTGGCTCATTGGCCCTTTGAACAAACTTCACCCTGTCAACCTCGGACAGCCGCTCACGGACAAGAATTGGCCTTTTCATGGCCTGGACCTTCTTGGGGTCAAGGCCCAAGCCTTTGGCCCGTTCGACAAGATGGGATTTCATCCGTTCCTCAAAGTCCGAGTGCCCCCGATATGCCCTTCTGGCTGCAATTATCCGAGCGTTCCCGCTCTCAACGATGCTGTCTGGCCCAACAATCGGTGTACCCGTATCGAGTGCCTGAGTGTCTGCTGTGAGCAACTCCGGTCGGAGCTTTTGGGATAGTTCGGCGACTTGGGCCTTTGATGCCGCCCTGCTCCGCTCTCTAGGTTGAAGCTCTTGGGGATATCTAGGGTTCACACCAAGCAAATCGGTGTGAGAGGTAATAAGTTCATTGGCCTCGACGACACGGAACCGAAACTCGTATTCCCTGCCCTTGGAATCGAAGGCTTTAGTCTTCTTTCCTGCCTCGCCCTGAAGCGGCTTCGCCTTCTTGAGGAGGGGCTTCTTGGGGGCGGTAACAGGCTCGGCTATCTTTCTCAGTCCTTCTGGAACCTTTAGGCCAAACCTCTCAATCTGCGCTATGGCCCCCTCTGGCGTGATGCCACCCCGCTGAATGGCCCTAGCGAATCGACCTGACTTCAAATCTCTCTGAGTGCTTTCCTTCGTTGGTGTCTCCCCCGCAAACGTACTGGGTATCCCGACCTCGGCCTCCTTCCGCAGGAGGGGCTTCTTCTCCGCCGGCTTTTTCCTGACGAGGGGCTTGACCTTCGGTCTATCTTTGGGGGTCGGCACGTCCCTGCCTTCCACCTTGGCCTTGGCCACAGCAGCCGACGCCTTAGCCCTCGCCTCCTCGGTCCGCTCACGGCGGGCCTTGCCCTCCTCTCGACGCGCTAAGACCTCCTCCCTGGTGGGGACCTCTACCTTGGGTGCTGGCTTGGCGGGGGCCCGCTTCTCAAGTCTGATATCAGGCTCAGGCTCCTCCGCCGGCTTGACTTCCTTGACCTCCTTGGCGACCTCCGCCCGCTGCGCCTCGGTCAGGGGCTTCGTCCTGACCCGCTTCGCCCTCGGAGCCCGGTCAACCCTGATGTCGGCCAGCGGTTGGCGCCGCCCGATCGCACCCAAGAAAGCCGTCGAAAGGCCCCGATGGAGTATCTGCTGTGGCTCTTCCCCTGCTACAAAGCCTATCGTGGCCCCTAAACCGCCGCTTGTAGCCACTCTTGCGGGCAAATTGGGCATAGATAGGGGGAATCCGAGCAAAAAGCCCGTAGCGAACGATGTGGCCAACTCCTTCTTTTCTATATCCCTGCCAGCCTTGGCCTGATGGATGCCCATGAAGATGAGGCCGTGCTTGATGCCGTTGGAGATGACATTCGGGGGTAGTGCGCTCAGTCCAGGAATGGCGTAGACGGCTTTCCCTAGGCCGACCATCAGGGGTATATCGCCCATGAAAGAGCCAGCGGTTCGGGCTGTTTCCTCAAGGACGCCTTCGGGGTCTGCGCCGAGGTCTATTTCCTCAAGAGTCTTCAAGTCCACACCGAAGACCTCAGCCAATCCTTGGGCAGTTGAGACGTTGGCCCCAGCCACTCCTATCGCCGCCTGACCGAGGATTCCCCCTATCGCCTCGGGGTAGCCCTCTGGCAAGGTGGCGGCGTCAAACTCCTCCGTATCGCCCGGCGGGGTGACGGTCATTATGTCAGCCAGGGAGGATATGAGCGGGTCCTGCTCTAAGAACGCTTCCTCCTGTCCAGGACCACCCCCAACGTCCGGTGGCTGAAGGGCTTCGGCAAGCATGGCACCGCCCTCGCCCCCCTTTTGCGCAAGGGTGTCCATGAGACGTTGCCGCATGGTGGGCGGGGCCTCTTTTTGCAGGGCAATATCAGGCTGAACGGGAACGGAATAATAATTGCCATCTGGACCCTGGACGATCTCTCGGCCAAGGCCACGACTTGCCTCTACTTCCTCTTGAAAGGTTTCGTGCCTCCTGCCTTTAAGTATTCTGCTGGTATCTGGCGGCAGACCTAGTGCCTCGGATTCCTCGGGAGCCAAGGGTGCCGCACTCTGGAAGTGCTGAGATACCGGGTCCCTAGTGATGCCCCGAGATTCAGCAGACCCATAATCGAAGCCGCTCCCTTCGGGGTCAAATGGAACCAGGCCCCTCTTTAGGGCCTCATCCAGCAGGCCGAGCTTACCTTCAGGGAGGATTCCCCGCCTGTCTGCCTCCAAGAGAAGCTCGAGGCTCCTGTTGCGTTCTGCGACGGCAGGCATTATCTTACCCCTAGAGCGTTAAGTATCTCTTGGTCCGTCATCTCGGCGGGGGCCTTCAATGGTTGACCAGCTCCTGGACCACTTGACCTATCTTGTTTGGTTCGGCGTACCAGCGGCTTACTTCCTCTGGCTGTTTTTCCGTTGGCTTGGCGGGCGGTCCCTTTTCTCCCGAGCAGCCTTTTGGGTTGTCTTCCTGTGGGTGTTTGGGCTGGCCCTGGCTGTGTGGGAGCAATACCTGTAGCGGGTGCAACCACATGAGTTCTCGTAATCTCCTCAACTGCTAAGTCGTACTGCTGAATATCTGCCTCGGCAAGCTCGCCACCCCCAAACCCTGGCACGTTCGCTAGGAGCCGACCCAGCCCGCCCCGATCCCTTGGCCTGGGCCCTAGCGCGGCTATTTTATCCTCAAGGGTGCGGTCCTCTTCGGGAGCCCACAGCGACCGAGGAACGGGGTCGCCGGGGAATAGCCTCTCCTGTCTTTTCCGGAGATGGACTCTGCGGGGTTCCGTTAAATTGACGAACTGCTCCCCGGTCTTCTTGTCGGTCGAGATTAGGCCATCGACTTCCTTGATATGAGACGCCTTGGCCTTGGCCAGCTTGTCGGCATCAGATCGGACCTTCTTCTGGCGTTTTATGCCGGAACGAAGCTGGGATGATGTCATGGTCTCGGCGACTCTCGGGTCCCCGCCCCCACGCTTGAACTCCTCCTCACGTTCTTTCAGCTTGCGAATCGACGCTTGAGCCTTGCCCCGAGCGGTGGTAAGCCTCTTCCTTCGCCCTATCCTCTTGGCGAGGCTGAGGTCCGTATCGCTTTCCCGGAACGGTAAGCCAGCCGTCGCCGCCTTGACACGCCTCGCCTTCAGCGACTTCTCATCTGCCGCCTTTTTCTTCGCCTCGCCCTTCATGGAAACGATTCGGGCCTTCAACTGCGACGATTTAAGCCGCTTCGCATCCGCCTCGCTACCCCCCAGCCGCTTGAACTCTTGTTCCCGCTCGCGGAGGATTCTAACGGCTGCCTTGGTCCCTGTCCGCGCCTTACCCAGACGCTTCTGCTTGGCAATCCTTCCTGCCTGCTCGTGCAGAGGCTCACCTGGCCTAAAGTCCACGTCGGCCTCGGCAGCCTTCGTCCTCTTGGTTGAGACCTCTTTTAGCTGGGCTTGGGTGGCTTTGAGCTTTTTCTCTAGGAACTTCAGCCTTTGGTCAGCCAGCTTCTGTTCACCCGCCGACAGTTCTTTCTCGCGCTTGCGGCGGGTCTTGCTCTGGCTGACCCGTAGCTTCTGGAGCTGGAGCAGGGCATCCGTGATTTTTGCGATTGGAGAAGGCACCGGCTCACCCCGCGCCTTACTGTGGCATCCGCTTCAGCATTTCCAGCATGACTAAGAGGTTCCCAAAGTCACCAGCAGCCTCACCACCAGCGGCGAGTGCGGGGCCAGCCCCCCCGCCACCTGTAGTTGTTGTGGTTGTCGGTCCCTGGCCAGATTGAATCCCGAGAAGCCGGAGGATGGAGTTCATTCTCTGCTGGAAGGGGGCTTGCTCGGTCTGCTGGAATATGCCTGGAAGGGTACGAAAGGCGCGGTCGCTGATACCGGAAAGCGTCCCCTGGAGGTCCACGTTCGCCATCTGGTTCCGCCGCGTGAACCCGCCTGTTCTCAGCGTCCCGAGCCGTCGGGCCGTCTCCCTTCGCTGGCCACTCGCCCTTCCGGCCTGTTTCCGTACCGGGGCGGACATGATACGGGCTATGGCCTCGGATAGGCTCTTGCCCGGACCTTGAAGGAACTGATTAAAGTCGGGTCTCCCGCCAAGGCTCCGCTCAATGCCTTGGATTTGCCCCGTGGCGATCCCCGGATCGACGGGGGGCCTGGTCGTGGTCTCCTTTTTCTTGGAGCCAAAAAACTTACTCGCTGTGCTTGCACCACCAGCCACAAGGCTGGCAAGCGCGATTGCCGTCATGGGCTCGATAGCATATACAATGCCAGGGGGTTGGGAATGAAAAAGGTCGAAAATCACGAATCCCCAAGTGGCGACCGTTGCAACCAAGCAAGCAGCCCTGTTCCAAAGCCCTCTTATTCTGAATATTTGTGATGTCATGCCGCTACCTCCACGGCCTCTTTAAGCGCCACACAAGACAGTTCGGCCATTTTGTAATACTCGTCAATTGGAACTCCGGACCGCTTCGCCATCTCATCGACCCGGCAAATATCTGGCCTTTCGTCATATATCGAGCAGAGGCCATCTGCCGTCAGTTGAGGGCAACGCCCAAGGCCCGTAAACGGGTTAAACAGCTTGCAGCACGCTCCGCACTTGGCGCAGTCAAAACCCATCAGTTTATCTCTCTCTTAATGCACATGAATATCGTCCCAAAAACCTAGGGTGTTTATCTCTATCGTGAGAGTCCCAGAGCTGGCACGACCCATGTATTCGATTTGCGATGAGCCATCTGCAGGGACTAGAGCTTCGCCAGAAACGCCTACATTGGCTATGGAATAAGGTTCTATAACAGTAGCCTCGTCGTAATTTGATGTGGTGCCGGCCCCACCGACGGGTCTGACTAAACCCGCTATGGCATTGTTGCCCCCATTGTTGACTATATAAAGCCGCACATGGGCCAAGGTGCTGGGTGGCACAGTAAGCGTCGCAGTCTCAGCGGTGTTATCTACAATGCTCCCATCACTCTCATCCTGAATCGGGTCGTCGAAGCTGAAGTAGTTCCGGACACGACCGAACGCTAGGATATTCTTCGATGAGTCCGTCCGCACATAGCCAATGACCCTGAAGGTACAACCCGCGTACCCGCTCGGGCAGTTCATGGACGTGCCCTTCTTGTTGTAGTAGCCCGCCTGGGTGGCACCATCCGAGGTCTGGATTACAAGCATATCGTACCAAGTGTCTGCCTCGGCATCACTGGCTACGTCGTCGGCATCGTCCATCCCATTAGCGCCCTGGGTGTCGATTGCGGCAGTCAGGGTGGCCGATACTGCTATGTTGGTGGAATCGGTGGAGTCGTTGGCCCTGCCTGTAGCTATGTCGATATCGTGGCTGGCATCGCCGGAATTGTTATCAATCCAAAGGCCGGTGATGTAACCTTCAAGGGCTACGCCGGTGACGTTGGTTCCCTCAGCGCCCCCGCTGTGGTCGTGTCCACCGGACTTGTGAAGTATCTTGCTCTCGTCGATAGCGGCGGTGGCAGAGATGTTGACGTTCTCAAGGCTGTTAACCACGGCCTCAGTCGCAGCGCGGGGATCGTTAAGCGTACTGGCTGTGATGGTATCCCCGGTGGAGACACGCGGCAGACTGAGCGTTCCCGCCGACGCGGGCGAGGCGGCGGCAAGGACCAGGGCAATGAGGCTAAGAGTTATCCGTCTCATCTTTTTCCTCTTCTTTCCCCCGCTCGAACTCATCCCAATCAGCAGGCTCGACCGGCTCAATGGGCTCCAGCGGCTTTTTCTTCCTGCGGAACAACGAAAGAATCCATTCTGTCCAACTCATGGCACTATTCCTTCAAGCGGTTGATGCGTCGATTCTGGTCAAACATGAGCTTTGCAGTCTCCCCTATCTCCCATTGAACCCTGATGAGGTTGTAGGGTGATGGGGCCTTCAAAAGGTCGTTGGTCATGGAGATGATGAAATTGAGCCGAATCGCTATGTCCCCATCCGCGCCCTCAAGAATCCTTCGGGCGTAGGTGCGGTCCGACCCGATTTCACGGTATCGGAGCTTTAGGGCCTCGTAATTGCCCCTCAGTTCCTTGGTGGCCGCATGGACCTCGACGATCCGGGCCTCAATGGACAACCCCGAGACTGCCTTGACGAATATCGGCTCATCCTGGGAGCACCCGACAAGGCCCACCACCAAGACAACGAAGAGAGCGAGCCTACCAAGTCGAGATAGCCACCCTCTTCCAAATGTCCGTGTCAACGCAGATGTATATATAGCTGGCATCGTAAGCCCAATCCCCCGGATTGCCTTTGTCCGTCGCGCTAGAGGGCGTCCTTCGGAACGCCGACGGCCTCAAGAAGAGGTCGGCAACCCTCTCTAAGTCCCTACCAAGGCCCGGAACGTCCGAATACGGGCTTGCGGGCCTGAACGTCCTCCTCTTGCCCATCAGAAAATTGCGGGCAAGAACTTCGGGATAATCCCGTAGAAAGCGAACGTCTGGTCAAGGTTCCCGTTGCCTATGCGATACCTCACCGCTTGGCCATAAGTGTTCGTCGGAACGATTAACGGCACGGCCCCCTCGGAGCCGATAACGGCAGTTCCGATTATGGCTGTCCCAACCACAGCGCCGACGGGCGTGAGGTCGATTAAGTTTCTCAGCCCTTCGCCGTCCTCGAAATCGACCATGTGATACACATCTAGGTCCCAGGCCCCGCTTTTGCGGGTCAGGACATTGGCTTCAGGTACGAATTTGTTCTCTCCCATCATTCCGAAATCGAACCAGCGGGTCCAATACTTTGCGTCAATGGCTTTTCCATCGTCGTTCGTTCCGTAATCCTCCTGGTACGCCAGCCCGCGCCTCGATATCGTGTAGCTCGTGCCGGCTGATTGAGTCCCGCCATCGTATGAGGTAAGAACAAGAGCCGTGCCTGTATCGACTTGACTCACAACCCATGTTCCGGCGCTGATTATGAAGTCATCGCCGACCATCGACTGGTCAAAAACGGTGTCGGTCCCCGTGACGTTGCCATCGGAGTCTATCGCCACGGTCCCTGTCGTCTCATCCGACTTGCCGGAAGAGGTGTAAATCACACGGTCATTGTTCCCATCAAGCGCCTCGACCACGGCCCTCACATCGCAGTCCGAGAAGAACCATTGGCCGAGCAAGTGCCCCGTCCCGGTCTTTGTTGTGGGGTCAAGGTCAAACAGCCGAACCCGGTAGTAATAGTCGAGAACCAGGTTGTTGTAGCTCGACCCTGCGTTGGGAACGTATAGACGATACCGCCCGAGTTCGCTGTCGTGGACAGCTACAGCGCCATCGAACTTGTTCTTGTTGAGGCCACCGTAGTCCGAGTCGTCGCTTCCAAGCAGAACGGCTGGAATCTTCGACCCGATGGGAACCAGCCTGTTTTGTACGTCGAATGAATAGGGCATCCCATCCCGGCCCAAGAAACAGAAGTAGCCCTCTCCTGGGATGACCTTGACGCTCTCCTGGCTGAGGGTCCCCACGTTGGCCACCTGAACCACCCTGAATGGACTCACGGCGTCGCCTGTCGTAGGGACAGCGTGGATCTCGTCCTCGGTCAGGATGTAGGCAGAGTCACCTATCGTCACGGCGGCTTTGGCAACCCCCCGAGACTCCACCTGGATAAAATTGTTTCCATCGCTCCAGGCCGTGCCACTTATGGCGTCCAGGAAGTCCGAGTGGTTGAATGTAAGGTCTTCATTGGCAGCAGCCATCGGGCCGATAAACAGCCTTTGGGCAAGCACGAAGCAAAGCGCACCCTTGGGAACATTGCTATCGGTAGAAAGCTCAGAAATCGCATCCGTGACGTGGCTGTACTTCAGGGGCGGATCGGAGCCGTTGGTCAGACACAGCATAATCTCGGTCCCCTCGTAGAAGGGAACGGAGGTCATCCGTGCATCGGAAACGGTCAGGCCATCCTTCTTGAGCGTCCACGTCCCATTGGGAAGCAAGGAGTCTGCCTTGAATATCTTGTCTCCGGCGACCTTGAATAAATAGCCGACACCGTTTTCATCCCTGAAGAAGTGGAAGCTCACTATGTCCAGCCCATCGCCGTTCCTAGCCGTGTTGTACCTTCTTCGGCCCTTTCGGCTCTCGATGTAGGAACCGAAGAAGTCCACATTTCGAGAGTCCGTGGCCTCTCGCAGGAACCCACCGATACGCTGGTCCCTGTTGTTCACCCCAAGGGGTGCCAGGACGGGAAATGGTCTATATCGTCTCGCCATCACCAAGTCCCCACGGGAAAGTCCTGGTCAAGCAGTCGCGGCCAGCGGAGCTTTCCACGCCTACCGCCCCTGATATAGCGCGTCCTGTCGAGGCTGCGCCTTTCCTTAACCAGCGCCCTTCGAAGCATCGGCCCCGCCTCTCCATTTAGCGGATTTGTGAGCTCGGCCATCGCACCCGGAGCTCGCTCATGGCCGTCGTACTCCAGCCAACGAGCATAGATGTACTGCATGGCCAACTGCTGGAGTTGCTCGGGCCATATATCTTCATCGTTCCTGAGTGGGAGGAGTTCGGCGTGGCCCCTTATCGTGAGGGTCTTGCCAGCCGTCGAAGGCGTGGGATAGAGCCCAAATATGGTGAACTCCTGAGAAATCTTGTTCGGGGGGATTATCCCGTTGGTGACGGCGGCTGAGTTGCTGTCAATGGTCACAAAGCCCGCGCAGACCGCATCAAGGGCAAGCTCCAGTATCTCGGTGAAGGTCAGGCTTCCGGAGGCGGGCGTGGTGCCGTTCAAGGATATTTCCTCGGTTCGGATGATGCTGCTTACGAGGCCCGTCACCCGGACGCTCTGAGTCGTGTCGGCCCCCGCAGAGGACTGAACCCTAATTACCGACCCACTGGACGGCTGGTTCTGGACATTGCTCACACCGTTCAAATAGTAGAAATCGGGATAGGTGGTCGTACTTGGGTTGGGGTCGCCCCGGTCAATCTCCTGCATGTCGGCAGGGTTAAGAATCTTCTCAATGTCGGTCGTGAACTTGACGACGTAGATATCACTGATGCGGTCGGCTATCCCGTACTCGGCCTTGTCGGCAACCGTGGTGAGCGTCCACGTCCTCTTGAGGCTCTCCCAGGGCCACGCCATAAGGAAGTCACGGGCGTCATCGGCCCAATCCTGCAGCGAAGACGAAACCTCTGATATCGTCGTGTTTCTGGCCCTGCGCTGTAGGGCCTGCTTCATTTGTAGAAAGGTTCTCATTATTGACTTATGACCACGCTACTGCGGGGCCTGCACGCCCTCCCGCTGAAGTCGTGGTCTAGCGCATTGTCGCAGTTCCGCAGGTCGTCCAAGATTTCACCTACTCAATCATGATTGTGACCATTGACTGGCCAGGATTCGTAGAGCCTGCATCAAATTCCACTTCAATTATGTCGCCGTCATTCACGGCCACGCCGATAGCGTTAAATACATCAGCCGTGGCGGCGGCCCCAGTTGCGGTTTTCGTGGCTGCCGGGGTACCGTTGACGTGGATTTTGATGGTGGCGTTGTTGCTCGACAGATTGCCCGCGTGATAGAACACCATTTTCTGTATTGTTCCCGCTACGGCTCCATGCCTGGTTTGTGATGTGCTGGTTGCTTCGTCGCCATCGGCCGATAGACCGTTAGACCACAGGAAGTTCCCCGCACCATCCCAAGTTCCTCCAAAGGATACGGTTTGAAGTGCCCCACCACCAGCGTTGTCATCGTGGTACTTCTTCGTAGCCGCATCCTGGTCTACTGTTGGGTCTACGACGTTGGTGAGCTTGTTCGTGCCCATGCTCTGCTCGCCTGTAAAAGCCCTAGTCCCACCAACTAAGATGTATTGCGTGTGGTCGTCGTCCGCAAGACCCGCTATGCTACCGTGGTCAATCGCGGCCTCGTCTACGTGTTCGCCTGCGGCGAAGTTTACGAGCGCATCATGGTCGCCTAAGGGAAAGTCTGCGCCATCATCATTCGTAAACTGCAAGGTGTTGGGGGTGGCGGTCTTGACCCATAGCTGGCCGTATGCAGCCGTAGGCGCATCTGCGCTAGCCAGCTCCTTAATGCTAAATGTGCCGCTGCCAAGCGTCAAGGGGGTGATTGGTGTAGCTGCATTGATACCTACCTGACCCCCTGACAACACCAATACCGAACCTCCGGAAGAATCTCCAAGATGCAACTCGCTGAGTTCTGCTTGTAGATGTATATGTCTATTTGCACTACTTATGTCACCCACATATCCTGTTCTAACCCAAGACCCGGTATCTGTGCCTCCAAATTCCATGAAAGCTAGAGTTGCATCTTCTGTGGCTCCTGAGTCACGAAGGCGCAGTATGGAAGAGGCCCCGAAAACCTCCAAGTCTTCATCCGGCGCAGCCGTCCCTACGCCAAGGCGGTTATTGGTCTCATCGTAACCGCTGGTCCCAAAAAGAATACTGCCCTTCGTCGCATCCGTGGTGCTCATCAGCGTGAGGTCGCCGCCGGAAGCTTTATCGCCAGCAACTAGCTGGTTCGCACCGTCAATGACAAAGCCAATCGTACTACCGTCTTGGAATATAAACTTTTCAGTATTGCCCGACACTTTCATAGTCGCATCGGTTGTCCCAACGGTTCCAAAAGTATAATCCCCATCTCCTGAAAGCTGAAATATGGGCGCATTTGTCCCGGCACCATCGCCAATGTTTACCTGATTAGCACCCTTGCCAAACTGCGCCATGGCGCCTGATGGCCCGGAGCAGATGAAGTTAGTCCCGCCGTTCAACTCGCAATTGGCGTCCTGGTCGGTGCCCCAAAACAACCGCACATCATCGTTGAGGGTTATGTCTGCGGTGTGCCTGATGGCCTTGGTGATAATGGAAGGAAAGCCCCTCGCCGAGCCGAACCCCGCCATCGCTGGCCCTGGACTGCCGACGTGCAAGAACCGGGGGGTGAACTGGTAGACAAGGGCCATCGCCGCAATTAAAACCACGGCGAAGACTTGGTTGAGTGAGCTTCGGTTCTTATTCATCATCAATCCCCCGGATACAGCCCGTAGAGGACAACAACGCCGTCAGCGCTATTGGCGGCGTCGATGTACCACTCAGACAGGTCAAGCCTGAGCCCACCGGCATGGAAGGCGTCGGGAACATCCAGGTTGACCGGCTGCGACATTGAAGGCTCTATGACAAGCCCCCTTGTGCTGTCAACGTCACTCGCGCCAAGGAATACGTTCCCCGTGTTACCGGGAATCGCCTGCACGAGGAACCACATGACTTTGAGGGAGACCGAACTCAACGCCTCGGCGACCCCGGCGGATGCTACTAACTTATTGAACGAACCGGGTGTTATGGTTGGCTGGGCCATTGGCTAGTCCTCACATTTCCGTCAGCACGAACAGGCCAGCCGCGCCCACGACGGCCACGGTGGCGAGCTGTGCAACGTGAAAGGTCTGGAACAGAAGGCTATGCGTCCCTATGGCTGAGAGAACGCCGACCAGCCTCCTAACCTCACTATCCTCGGCAAGAAAGAGGTAATGACTTGTCCGCCTAACGAACCACCACACGGTACCCGCAACCAGGAGCAAGCCGATAAGCCCATGCTCGAACAAGACTTGCAGCGGCTCGTTGTGGGCATGGAGAGTTGGAGTGGGCCGAGCATATCCAGCGGTCTTGGTGAGGTCTTGCCTTCTGCCGTCGGAATGGATGAACGCCGACCCCGACCCCTGATAGTTGAAATAGACGTTTCCGTTGACCCTCCCGCTCATCGCCGGGAAAACCCTCTGATACCCTGACGGACCGTAGCCGATTGCAAAGGCCGTCGCTGGAGGCAGAAACCGCTCGTCTCGCTTGACCATCTGTATCTCGGTCCTGAACCCAGGCGGAGCCACCATCTTGAGCGTGGTCTTCCAGATGTAGTAGCGGTCCCAATCGAACTGTCCGGGCCGGTCCACGGCAATGATGTATGCAGGAACAGTTATGATAAGAGCGACCATCGCAAATGCCGCCCAGCCCCGAAAGAGTTCCCTCCCTCCGTAAACCAAGACCCCCACGACAGCAGCTATGACCGCCGCCGTGCTTTTGGTGTAGTAGAGGGCGAGCCCGAGCAGGAGATAGACAATCAAGTTGGCCCATGTGGAGCGGAATCGGTCTAAAGCCAGAGGTACGATAAAGGCGAGGTACGCCGCCAAGTGCCAAGTGTTGCCGACGAAGCCTACAACGTGCTTCGGGTCAACTGGTATCCACTTGGCGGGAAGCCAGAGAATTGGGGGATGGCCCGCCCATTGGGCGATGACGAGTATCGAGTGGATGAGCCCGATCCCCACCAGCCCCGTCCCGATAATCCTCACATCGCGTCTGGTCAGGACCCCGGACAGCATCCACCACCCTAGGCTGAAGAATAGGATGTAGTGGAAGATTTTCAGGCCGAACGGATTGATGTAGAAGAAGACCTGTTTGAAATAGTAAGACGTGGGGTAGATGACCTGAATCGCCACCCACACCAAGAAGAGCCCGAAGAAAAGGCACTTGGGGGGCTTTCGGACGGTCCCCCTTATCACAACGTAGCCGATGAGCGCGTAGATCGCCCACAGGGTCAAAAGCTCTCTAGGGACACTTACCCTAGAGCCGAGCTTAGGCACGGCCGCGAACCCCTCCAGCCCGCCCTGCGGGATGAGGAAGAACGACTGAATCAGCAGAAAGATAACGACCGCCCAGCCCATCACTTAGTCCCCTTGGCCGTGGAAGTACTGGTCTTCACGCCACTCCGTAATACCGTTGGCCCAACAGAGAAAGCAAATATGCGTGAGCAGAGACTTCTTTATGCCGTAGTCTCTACAGCACCCCCAACACCTAGGCGGGGTCGGACCCCACGCCATGCCCATCGTTCATTCCCCCGGCCCGAGGGAGAGCCTCAAATCACCCCATGCAAGGCGAGAAGGCCCTCCCTCAGCCGCTAGGGCCTTAATCGGCCCAGTTGCCCATCGTCCGGATCATCACCCCACGGAGGTTCGTATTCGTGGAGTCGGGCGCGAGCGTGATGACCTGGCCGAGTCCGTTCCCGGCCGCAGCCACACCGGCCGTTGTCGATGCGCCGAGCGTGGCGTTGATAACAGGAGAGCCCGTCGTCCTCACAAAGGCGTAGTAGCCCCAAATCCTCATCCGGGCGTACTCGCCAGAGGCGACACTTGTTGAGTTCCCCGCCGTATCGCCGATGATTACTCCAGCGATACGGGTAGAGTCCGCCACGTCCATCTTGCTCACGTCCTTGCCGGGGTACGTCGCGTTTGGAACCCATACAACGACGTCGCCCGGTGCCATCGTGCACTGAACCGCAGCCTTGTAGCAGACGTTTCGGACAGTCACATCGTGATAATCCGTATCCGTTAAGCCCGTTACCATTGGGCTTTCTGTAGCCCACGCTGGCCCCACCATCACGAGGATGAGGGCCAATGTAGCGATGATGTTCAGTAGTCGCTTCATCGTTTCACTCCTCCCTAACCTGTGATGTTGGTGGCCACGGCCTGCTTCGCAGCTTGGCTCATGGTGAGCTGTGCGATCAGGACGAGGGCTCCGATGTCGACCCACGGCTGATTCGCTGGAGTCTTCGTTGGCTTCATCACGAAATTTGCGCCACGCAGAGCCTTCATCCTCAAATACTTGGTATTGAGGAAGTAGGCGTGGCTTGCGGGGCAGAACGCGTCGAACGTGACCGCTGCTCCGTGGAAACCAGCCACCGCCATCCCGGCCTCGGCCATCTGAGTGGGTGTGCCGCCCTGGAACCGGAGCCTGTCGGCGGGGCCTGCCGTGTAGTACCGATAGATGTCATCGGTAGTCACGATGAAGTTCGGACCATCGTTTGCCCGCTTGCTGGCAGCGATGTAGAGGCGCTGAAAGACGTGCCAGCCGTTGAGCCAGGTGGCCTCGAACGTGGAGAGCGCGGTGGTGTAGATGTTGTTCCGCCACCACGAGTTGGTTGCATCCGACCTGTCGATGTCACCGACAGTGCCGGAGGTCGGGGCGTCAGCTACCAAGTGCTGAAGCCCATGAATCCGGGCCGAGTCGGACCCGTCATTGAAAAGGTCCTCACCCAGCTCCTCGGCCATCGTGATCTCGGTCTGTAGCTGGGTGTCCTTCACGAGCTGCCCAATCGCATGGCGACCCTTGTTCTGAAGAACGTCCCATTCCTCGACCACGATTGACCCGGCGCACCGCTTTTGTAAGTAGATGGCGTGTGTAAATCCTTCCTGCGGCGTGGTGTCCAGGGTCCCGAATCGCTCGTAGTAGCCGAACGAACCCTTTCCATACGCCAGCCTTTCACGGAAGTCATAACCACCATCCACCTCAATCACCTGACCCCTTGCCTTGAGAAACCAAAACAGGGGAATCATCTGCGAGATGTTGTCCTCCATTACCGGGGACAGCTCAAAGAGTGTCTCCGCGAGGACTTTTGTGGTTATCGTCGCTCCTCCAGGCATTTAGCCCTCCTTGTCTAAGAGGGGCCGGGAAGCTCTACGCCGCTCGCCTCCAGCACCCTCGCCAGAGCGAAATCAGCGGGGTCCACCCCATCAGGCAGAGACTTGTGCCAGTCCTTGTCCAACTCGGTTGGCACGCCTACAGGGAGCCCGCCGCCGGCAGCGACCATCGCGGCTGCCCTCTTCTTGTCCAGAGCCGTCTTGCGGCTCTCCTCGGAGGTTTCGCTGATTGACTTGACGACGCCGGGGAGGTCTTCGACCAGCAGATAACCAAGGGCCTCTTGGTGTGTAATGGTTCGCCCCTGCTTCGCTGCTTCTGCCCTGTAATCTTCCACCTTCCCCAACAGGGCATCGGTCATCTCTGCGGGAAGACCCTCAACGCCCTCCAGCTTGGACTTCAGGGCGCTGTTCTGAGTGTTCCCTACGAGCGTCTCAATGACGCTCACCAATGGGCCAAGTTGGTCTTCCAGCAAGCCCTGAGCGATGCTCTTGACCTCAGCCCTATCCTCCTCGTCGTATTTCCCCGTATACGCAGGCTCGTCGGCCCGACTCAGAACATCCTTCTCCGCTTCTAGCTCCTCGATTTGAGCTTCGAGGGCTGTGCGCTTGGCCTGCTCGTCGGCCCTGATAGACGTGACTACGTTCAGGGGGACCATCCTCTCGTCGTCACCTTCACCAGCTCCACCTTCTTTGTCCTTGCCTTCTTCCGTCATGGTTCCTACCTCCTTGCAGCTCGGCGGCAGCTACTCGCTATCACGCCCGTTAGAGGGTGGGTGAGGCCGGCTGCGCCTCACCCCGTTGGTTTAGAGCCCGTTCCGCCCAACAAAAAAAGCCCTTTGACCCCTCGCTAGCGAGTCAAGGGCTTGTTTTTTGCTGGACTTCCCTAGTGGCCACTAGGGCAATCCTAAATATTTATAATGTGCCTAGACTACCAGGCTAACTGTTGGCTCCTTCTTGAATCTCAAATCGTTATGATGCCTTGCATGGCATCCCGCACAAAGAGTCAAGAGATTATCTAAGTCATTGTTTGACCTGTCTTGGTCAACATGATGAACATGAAGATTCTCAGCGGTTCCACAGTTCCGGCATCCTTTGTCTCTTTCTATCGCAACCGCCCTATTTCCACCATGAGTTCTTCTGTCTCTATGTATTGCAGCAAGTCCAGTAGTCGTCGAATAACAGCTTACACAAAGACCCCTTGCTTCATGTTTTATATTTGTTCTCCCGCACTCCGTACAGGAATCATAGTTTCTAGCCCAAAGTCCATGCTCTCTTAACTCAATGTTTCCATTTTTACCCGTAGCATAATGCTTCCTGTACCTAAGCCTAGACTTGGGCCTATTGTAACAATTAACGCAAAGCCCCTTGGCCATGTGCCTTCTTCTTGTTCCCTTGCACTCAACGCAATGGGAATGGTTTTTCGACCACTGAGCCTTCGAAGGCACGCTAGTTCTCCCTAATATTATCCATTCCAGGCACAACTTGAATGGCCCGGACCTGCTTCGCCTTGTCAAAGTGTTTGTCAAGGTGCCGCTCACCCAATTTAATCATCCCGTAGCAGAGAATGGGGTCGTGAAGCGGCCCCTCAACCTCAATCGAGCTATTGGGGTTGATTCGGATTATTAGTTCGATGGGCTGAGGTTGAGTCATTGCCGAAGCTCCCCGAAGCCGTAAAAGTTCCACCTTGCCATCAATGAGAATCGTTGAGAACAGTCGTTTTGGTGCAACGCAAACGTCTCATCATTAAAATATTGGTTCTCGCAGCAGGCACAGAACGCTACATTGTGGTCAGGGTAAAACCCTCTTGTGCGTTTAACGCGTGGGGCTTTAACAACATCATCTCGCTGAACAACTCGATAGGGGAGCGGTTCCTTCGGTTGCTCCAGTTTCTTTGGCCGGCCACACGCATACCTGTGTGCCGCAAAGCTGGATAAGGTAAAAAATGCTGTTCCGCAGGCACAACATCGCTGGGTTTTGAACTTATATGGCTCATGGGGTGGCGGAAAGCCACGCCTCCAGTCCATGTAGGCAATGGCTATGCCTTCAGTATCATATCTTCCGTCGGCCATGCGCTCTAAGAACTTCATGCCAGTCTCAGGCTCAGGGTGAAAACTTTCAGGTAGAGAGTCCGAGGCAGCCGCCTCCATGTATTCGTCAACGGCCAGCAGTTGAGGCACTATATCTCCCCCCGCTCTCTCAAGCGGCCTTCTGCTCGGGCAATCGCATCGTGAACGTCAACCTCCTTGCGCTTGGGCTGATGAACGCCCTCCACACAATGAGGGAAGTCGTTTATCGGAGCGAACCCCGCCGCCTTGAACTTCCGCTCCTGGTCGCCTTTGGAGTAGATCATCTGGCCCAAGTGCGGGTTGAAATGCTCTTTGACGATGTGCAACGAGGCTGACCTGTTCGGCCCTGCGCCGTTCGACACCGACACCTCGACGACCTTCTTGAGCTTCTTGCAGTAGATAAAGCGGCGGCGAATCATCATACCCCCGGAATGGCAAAGTCGCCTGGCCAGAACGGCGGAGAGTAAACGCCCCACGCAATGTACCCCGGCCAATACAAATAGTCCCACGGATGGGGGTCTGGACAAAAACTCATGCCCCCTGCCCCCCAAACTGAGCCAATAGCTGCTCCACGGTGTCCGGCGCAGCCCCATCTTCCTGCCCCTCAACCGGCGGAGGCTTGACCTCGACAAGAAACTCCTCGGGGTTCGGCTCATCGTGTGCGGCAATAAGTTTGGTGTAGAGCCTCTTGAGGTCTGGAGCCACCTGGTGCAGAGAAATCATCGCTTCCGCAATATTGGCCGATGCCACCAATAGTTGCTCTGCCTGGGCTCGTTGAAGCTCACGGTTCGGCTTCTGAGACGAGTCGGCCTGAACGTCAAACCAGATGTCCGCCTTGAGGTCTTCTGAGGGAATCAGGGGCTTCTCGCCCAAGCCATTCTCACCCTTGACCATGACGGGAATCGGGTAATCCACATAGCCCGTTATCACCTGGAAGAGCTTGCGGGACTGGTCCTTCACAAAGTCCACCACCTGGTCCTGGTCGATGCTTATTGAGAGGTCGGCGCCCTTCTCTATAAGCTGGGCCTCACCAAGGGTCTTGCGCTGGCCCGCGCCAGCCCGCTTCGCCTCTGAAACTCCGGTCACAATGCGAAGGTCTTCCTTCAGCTCCCTCAAATGCGCGAATATCTCTTCCCCGATGCCGGGATTGACAAACGGGCCAATGACCTTCCTGTAGTCGTCCGAGGAACCGCTTACTTCGATGATGCTCCCGACGTCGCCGCTCTCCAGAGCAGCTAGGACCTCCGGGCTCAAATACTCCTTCAGGCCAATGAGTCGCCCAACGAACTTGTCAATATGGGCGGCGATCCTCTGCCTTATGGCTGAGAACTCGACCCGCATAGGCTCGTCAACCTTCGGAATCGGCACCCCGTAGATGTCGTCCTTGGGTATGATGGATGGTTGGAAGAATACGAACTGGCTCCCGTCTATCTCGGGATGGGGATAATCCGTCTCGTAGAGAAAGTCCAGTGCCGTCATCTCGATGATGTGGAGCTTCCCGTTCTTCAGGTCGTGGATTTCGTAGGTGTTGGTGAACCTATACTCCTCATCGCCGGCAAAGGGGTCTTCGCCCTTGGTCGTCACCGGGGCCTTGAAGAACTCGGTGCCACGGATATGCTCGGTGTTCTTGTAAATCGAGTTCTGCTTGAGTTCCGAGACAAAGACCTTGATTTCCTGGGCCACCCACTGGAGCTCCTCGGTGTACTTCGCACCCAGCGGGAAGAGCATATCGAAGGGGGAGACGCTGACCACGAACGGGCTCTCCGACTTGATGAACTCGTGGAACCGCTCGGGGCTGACATCCTTTTTCTTCTCCTTCGGCTCGATACCAAGGCCCTTCAGGACGCGCTCCGTGGCCGTGATGTCGTCCTCGTCCCTCTCGCTGGCAAGGATGGGCTCAGATCCGAACTCCGCCTTGTAGCCCACCTTGCAGACGCCCATGTTGGTCAGATACCCGTCCACAATGACCCGCCTGTTGACCTTCTTCATCACCAGCTCTCGCTGGTAGTGGGCCATCGTGGCCTCGATATCGGGGGCCAGACTGGCCGCGTGCTGGCTGTTCTTGTTCACCAGGAGCCGTGGGTTCTGGTGGTAGACGTGGGCTAAGAAGATTTTGTTGTTGGAGTGGAGCAGGTTGACCCAAAAGTTGTAACCCCACATTTCCTCCTTGCCCCACGGCACACCACGCTCACCGGCAATCTCCTTGAGGTAGATGTTGACACGCGCCTTGAAGGCGTCACGGCGCAGGATGGCCGCGCTGAGTCGGCGCTTCCACGTCTCATAGGTCGGCTCACCGTGGCCGGGCCCCGGCCTGATGGATGGGCCTACCGAATCGGCGTGGGGCCTTATCTGGAATCTAGCCGGCATTGCAACTCGTTCCTCCCAACAGAAAAGGGGTCGCCATTCCCCTGTGCCCGCGCGGGAAGGCAACCCCTTAAATGCTGTCTGTTGGTTTCCGAGCCGTCGCCCGGAAAGCTACCTGTCTTTCACGCCTTTATATTCAGCCCCGTAAGTCATTCGGTCGATGAAGCCCTGAGTCGCCAGCCTTAGGCCCCTCTCGTGCAGAGCCATGTCAATCCGGTGCTTTCTCAGCCCGTCTATCTGCGTCCCCTTGCTAACTCGCACTTTGACCGTGATGGGTTGGCCAAGTATGCACTCCGCCAGCCTGAACAGACACATGGCAATTTTGTCCCTGGGCCGAATCACGATTCCACCCTCACCACGGGGAGAGCAAGATGGCCCTGCTTGTCATAAATCGGTTCCTCGGTAATAACCATCACCCGCCTCTGGAGGATAATCGCTATCAGTTTCTCAAACCGCCTCGCTATCCATATTCTGAAAGCCATCAAAAGCCTCCGGGTGGCGCTCCCTCACCTCGTCCAGCGTCAACTGCTCGGGCAAATCCATCAGATCTGATTCCGGGTTGAAATTCGGGTGCATGACCAAAACCTCAACCCCCCCTCCCGTCCACCGGGCCAGCTTCAGGTCGTGCATTAAAACCCTGCCGTCTAGCCCCATCGCCTCCATCAGCACCGACGGGTCGACGTGGATGAGGTAGTGGCCCATCATTAGACTGCCCCCTTGGCATCATCGAGCTTGTCTAGGGCCGCGTTATAGTCGTCCCACGACTCTTCACACCAATGCCGCATGGAGCCGTCGCTCAGGTAGCTGTTCTGGTGGTGGGAGGCCATGAAAGCCCGAAGACGGTGTTTCCC